CAAGAACAAATTAATGGAATGGTATCAGGAGTAGCGACTGACCCTGCAACATTACAACAAGTTCAAGCAGAAGCTGCTCAACAAATATCTCAAGCTAATCAATCAATGGGAACTCAATTAACACCTGAACAACAATTAGTTGATATTGAAAAACAAAAACTTGAAGTTGAAAAAGAAAAACTTGGTCTTGAAGCTTTACAAGAAGCTGCTGACTTAGCAGTTAAACAAAGAGAACTGACTCTCAAAGAAGAAGAACAGGGTATTAAAGCAATTGAAAAAGGTGCTAACCAAATTCTAAAACAAACTGAGGGACAGAAAAATAGACAAACAAAAGTTGCAACTCAAACTATAAAAACACTTGGTGATTTAGCCAAGGAAGAAATGAAAGGAGAATAGAATGAGTGATATAATAAAAGGACCACATACTCCACCAAAATATGGTGACTGGTCAAAAGTACCTGGAAGCGAAATGTCTTTCAGAGCAAAGAGGGGTATATTAAGAGAAGACCCTCCTGCTTCGTATAAAACTAAAAAATAATTTATGAAGAATATTATTTCTGAAATTGAGAAGGAAATAAACGCAGAAGTAAGTCGTATTCAGCAATCATTAGGGGATGGTGTTTGTGAGGACTATAATCATTATAAACAACAGGTTGGATGTATTATAGGACTTAAATATGCCAGTAGCTTAATAACTAATATCTATAGAAAAATGATTGATGGAGAAGATGATGCAGACTATTAAATTAAATAATGCAGTTAAAAATGATGAATGGACAAATAAAGAAGATTTGCCTGACCCAGAAACTTTACCTACTTTGCCTGGCTACCATGTATTGGTTCGTCCTGTTGCGATAAGAGAAACAACTAAAGGTGGTATTATGTTACCTGACTCAGTTAAAAGTGATATAGCTTATTTAACCACAGTTGGTAAAGTTTTATCGTTAGGAGATTTAGCTTATAAAGATGAAGATAAATTTCCAAATGGGAATTGGTGTAATGTAGGGGATTATGTGTGTTATGCTAAACATGCAGGTCAAAAACTATTTTATAAGAATGTAAGATTATTATTATTATATGATGACCAAATAATGATGAAAGTTGGAGACCCTAAAGATTTAGATACTACATATAATTTATCAAATTAAAATGATAAAAGAAAAACTAAAAGAAGCTTTTTTATCTCATGCAGATGGGCATATTAAAAAACATCTTGCTAATGTTGAAGTGTTATTAAATAATCCTAGAGGTATAGGTGAACATGGAGATATTGTAAGTGAGATTGAAAAGGAACTTGAAGAAGTTGCTAAGTATGAAGACTTAATAACAGTAATGAATAAATATTTTTAAAGGAGGAGCTATGTTATTAACTAAAAACATTGTAAAGTTTTCTAGCTTTTTTATAAAAATACCAGATGCTATGAAAGGTATTTGGGACGTTTCTGAAAATCGCTGGGGATATAGGAAAATAAAAAATGACTAAATTATGTGCAAGGGGGAAAAATGCTGCGAAACGTAAATTTAAAGTTTATCCTAGTGCGTATGCAAATGCGTATGCTTCTAAAATCTGTGCAGGAAAAATTAAAGACCCTAGTGGTGTTAAGCGAAAAGATTTTAAAGGTCCTAAGAAGAAAATGGCAGGGGGTAAAAGAGTGGGTAAGCCACAAGGTAAAATTGCTAAAGGTTGTGGTGCTGTTATGGCGAATAGAAAAAAAAGAACTAGAATTACTTAAAGAAAAATATACTGAAAAAAAAGAAAGACCTAAAGGTATTTAATGAAAAAGAAAAAAGGTGGTGGACTTAAAAAGTGGTTCAAAGAAAATTGGGTAGACATATCTACAGGTAAACCATGTGGTAGAAAATCTGCAAGTAAATCTAAAAGAAAATATCCAGTATGTAGACCTAAAGCTGTAGCTGATAGAATGACTGCAGGACAAAAAGCTTCAGCAGTAAAAAGAAAAAGAGCTAAAGGTAATATTGGTCCTAAACCAAAATCTATTAGGTACCCTATTAGTGCAAGTGGTAGAAAACAGAAAGTAAAAAAGAAAAGGGGATAAAATATGATTGACCCATTTACAGCTTTTGCAGCTTTGAAGGGAGCTACAGAAGTTATATCACAGGGTATTAAAACAGGTAAAGATTTAGTAAACATGTCAGGTGCTGTAAGTAAGTGGGCAAAGGCAGAAGCTAATCTACAAGTTGTTGCAAGTGAAAAACCAAAAGGTCTAGGAAAATTATTTGGTAAATTGACTGGTGCTGAACAAAATGCAATTGATGCTCATTTTAGAAAAGAAGAAGCAGATAGAATACGTGATGAAATGCTCGGTGCTGGGGTATTGGTTAAAGACACGGGTTCGGAAGCTCATTTTGAACGGCTCCCGAACTTTGACGCCACTAAACTAGACAGATTATGGGCGGATACGTGATGAATGGTTGTTCGCGTCTGCGCACGAAAAATCGCTACTTAATGACCCATATCACAACGCAGACCAG